ACATAAGTCAAACTTTGTTAGGTATACCTATCGTGAAGAAATGGTTATGGATGCTGTAGAGAATTGTCTTCGTGCAATTAATAACTACAACATTGATACCAAGACACGTACTGGTATGCCTAACGCTTTTGCTTATTTTACCCAGATATGCTACTTTGCATTCTTGCGAAGAATAGAGAAAGAAAAGAAGCAGCAAGATGTTAAGCTTCGTTGGATAGAAAAATCCGGATACGAAGACTTTATGGATGACGATGCTGACGGAGACCATAGTTTCTTTGATGAGCTACGAAATCGTATTGATCGTGTTAGATCTACTGATAGAGAATTAAAAGCTTTTAGTAAAGCAGAAAAGAAAAGAGTAAAAGAAGATTCTGGCATTGAATTGTTTATGGGTTAATTATGAAAATTGCTATTCTGAATGATACACACGCTGGTATGCGTAACTCTTCTGATATCTTTATCGAGTATCAAAGAAAGTTTTATGAAGAGGTTTTCTTTCCCTATCTGAAAGAAAACAATATTAAGCAGATAATACACCTGGGTGATTACTTTGATCATCGTAAGTTTATTAATTTTAAAGCACAGAATGCCAATCGTAAGATGTTCTTAGATGTACTTAAGCAAGATGGTATATCTATGGACATCATCCCAGGTAACCACGATGTCTTCTATAAGAACACTAACGATCTTTGCTCCTTAAAAGAGCTTCTTGGGTACTACACATCTAATGTGAATATTGTTATGAAACCCCGTGTTATGGACTACGGCGGTTGCTCAATAGCTTTAGTCCCATGGATTAATTCCGAGAATTATGTAGAATCGATTAACTTTATTAAGAACTGCAAAGCTTCTATACTAGGTGCACACCTTGAATTAGTTGGCTTTGATATGATGAAGGGCGTACCAAATGCTCATGGTATGACCACTGAAATCTTTGATCGATTCGAAATGGTTTTATCTGGGCATTTCCATACTAAGTCTTCCCGTGGTAACATTCATTACCTAGGATCGCAAATGGAATTTACGTGGGCAGACTCAGAAGATCCTAAGTACTTTCACGTACTTGATACAGACACCCGCGAAGTTACACCAGTGCGCAATCCAAACACCATGTTCGAAAAAGTGGTTTACAACGATGAGAAAATAGATTATAATAGCTATGATACTAAAAGTTTAGTAGATAAGTTTGTTAAGATCATTGTAGCTAAAAAGACCGATCCATTCTTATTCGATCGTTTTGTAGATAAGGTTCAGAGTGAAGATATTCATGAGCTTAAGATTGCTGAAACATTCGAAGAGTTTGCCGGCGAAAGTGTTGATGACGAATCAGTATCTGTAGAAGATACAACACAGATGCTTGATTCCTATATCGATGCGGTAGATACTGATCTAGATAAAGATACACTAAAAGGATTAATGCGTGGGTTATTCGTTGAAGCCCAGTCTTTGGAAATAGTATGATAAGCTTTCGTAATATAAAGTGGAAGAACTTTCTTTCTACTGGTAATGAAGAAACCAACATCCAGCTAGATCGTTCCCCCACTACCCTTATTGTTGGTCAAAATGGCGCAGGTAAGTCAACACTACTCGATGCGCTATCTTTTGCATTGTTTGGCAAGCCCCATCGTAACATTAATAAGCCGCAATTAGTTAACTCTATTAATAATAAGAATTGCGAGGTAGAAGTATCATTTGATATAGGCAAGCACAAGTTTGTAGTTAAGCGTGGTATTAAGCCTGCTAAGTTCGAGATCTGGCAGAATGGTAATATGATTAACCAAAGCTCTGCAGCTAAGGACTATCAAAATTTCTTAGAGCAGAATATTCTTAAGCTAAATCATAAGTCATTCCATCAGATTGTAGTACTGGGTTCATCTTCGTTTATACCCTTTATGCAGTTGCCTACACCCCACCGTCGAGATGTTATTGAAGACTTGCTTGATATACAAATCTTTTCTAAGATGAGCCAACTCCTTAAAGAAAAAGACGGAAAAATCAAGGAGTCTATTAACGGACTTAACTATGAGATTGATCTAACAAAAGAAAAAATTAATCTTCAGCAAAAGTACATCAGGGATATTACTGAAATAAATGACGAACAGATACTTCGCAAAGAAGAGCAAATGTCTGATAATAATGTAGAAATAAAAGAGATACAATCACTAAATAAAATTCTTGAAGAAAACAATGTTAAACTCCAGAAGCAGTTAGGGGATAACCTGCAAAAAGCTCAAGATAAAAGACAAAAGCTTGTAGAGTTTAAGGCTCAGTTCAATTCACAGATAAAGGGAGTTGTTAAGGAAGCTAAGTTCTATGAAGATAATGAGAACTGCCCAACATGCGAACAAGATATAGATGCTCAACTACGTAAGGAAAAGCTTGAATCTGCAAAAGCAAAGGCCTCCGAGCTCAATGAGGGTATATCCAGGGTTAATACTGAATTAGAATATGCCGATACCTCCATTGATTTATTTACTAGTACCTCTAACTCTATTGTAAGTAACACGAATGAAATCTCTAAGAATAACGCTTCAATTGCTAGTCTTCAAAAGCAGAACACCTCGATATCTAATGAAATAGAATCACTTCGAGGTTCTACCGGAGACTTGTCTAAGGCTAATAATGAATATAGGGAATTAATAGAAGCAGGAGAAACATTAGCAAATAACAAAAACAACCTATCATCTGAAAGACTCTATCTATCTGTAGCAGGCGAAATGCTTAAGGATACCGGTATTAAGACTAAAGTAGTTAAGCAATATCTTCCTGTTATGAATACGCTAATTAATAAATACTTACAGGTATTGGATTTCTTTGTATCGTTTAATCTCGATGAAAGCTTCTCAGAGACTATTAAGTCTCGACATCGTGACAACTTTAATTATGCGTCGTTCTCTGAAGGTGAAAAGCAAAGGATCGATTTGGCACTACTCTTTACTTGGCGCCAGATAGCTCGTATGAAGAACTCTACATCGACTAACCTTTTGGTATTGGATGAGACCTTTGACTCCTCGCTCGATCACGATGGGGTAGAGAACCTTATGAAGATACTGAATACATTAGATAACAGTACCAACGTATTTGTTATATCGCATAAAGGCGATCTGCTAGATGGTAAGTTCCGTAACAAGATTACCTTTAAGAAAGAGCACAATTTCTCTAAAATGTTGCTAACTGGGGAATGACGTTACGATCTATGACGAAATAGGGGTGTTCAAACCCCTGCCTTTAACGGTACAATTACTCTATCAAATGGAGAAAACAGATGGTTAAAGGTTCAAAATCAGTATTAGCTCGATTGCTCGCCAACGAGAATATTACTGTCCAACGTGGTAACTATAAGACTGCATACTTCGACGTCGAAAAGCGAATTCTAGGTCTTCCTCTCTGGGAAGATTACGGCAAAGACGTAGAAGATCTTCTTATTGGTCACGAAGTTGGTCATGCTCTTTATACCCCAGCCGATGGTTGGCACGACTCCCCGAAAGAAATGAAGGTACCACGCTCATTCTTGAACGTCGTAGAAGACATTCGGATCGAACGCAAAGTTCAGGACAAGTATCCTGGATTGGTAAACTCATTCAAAAAAGGCTACAAGAAATTCTCTGACCTTAACTTCTTTAATACGGAAGGTAAGGATCTTACAGAATACTCCCTTATCGATCGACTCAATATTAAAGCTAAGCTTCGTGACTTAGTAGATATTTCCTTTACTAAGGAAGAGCAACCATATGTAGATATGGCATTCGATTGTGATACCTTTGAAGATGTTGTAGAAGCTGCTAAGTCTATCTACGACTTTATGGCTGATGGCCAAGAGGATATGCCATCACCTCAACCAGAGACTGGAGAATACGATGAACCTATGGAAGAAGCTGAAGACGAAGATATATCTTCTGGAAGCGAGATGGGAAATCAAGAAAGCATTGAAGAGCCTGAAGATACCGGAGGAGATGCTCAACAATCAGGAACATCAGAAGAAGATGAAGACGGAGAAGATCAATCATCAGTAGGTGAATCTGATCAAGAGTCTGATTCAGACGATAAAGAAGAATCCCAATTACCTTCGTCCTCTGGTGGTGAAGATGACCTAGAAGAAATGGTCTCTGAAACAGATGAGGCCTTTAGAGAAAACGAAGGCAAGCTTACTAAAGGTTCTGATGGTAGTTCAGTCCCAGTCTATGTAGCTCCTATGTGTCGTAAGAATCTTGGCAATATGCTTATTCCCTATAGCGAAGTAAAAGAAGCTCGTATGCAATCCTGGGAACAAGAAAAAGGTTACTTCTGTAATAGAAACTCTTCATATTATGAATCTGCGATTGCAGAAGAAGAAGAAGCCTTTATTTCGTTTCAGGATGAGACTAAGAAGATTACATCTCTTATAGCAAAAGAGTTCGAAATGCGAAAAGCAGCATACCGAACAATCCGTGCTTCAACCGCTCGCTCTGGCTCAATCGATGTTAATAAGCTATACTCATACCAATTCCAGGACGATATATTCAGAAAGGTAACAAATCTTGCCGATGCACAATCACACGGTATGGTTATGGTCATAGACTATTCTGGTTCGATGATAGGTACTATAGGGTCTGTTATTAAGCAAACCCTTAATCTTGCAACCTTCTGCAAAAAGGTTAATATCCCTTTCGAAGTTTACGGATTTACCTCTGGAGATCGTGGTTCTAAATATATGTCACACGATGAATTACCTACTGGTTCTGTTGATACTAACGGCACTAAGCTATTTCATCTACTATCATCTAGTTTTGGCAAATCCCAATATGAAGAAGCCTATAAGGATTTGTTCATGACAGTAGCTTCATCACGCTATAAATGGTCACAGGTAGAATGGAAAGGCGGAACACCACTAAATGAAGTTCTTCTTGGTCTAGAGTTTATATTGTCTGACTTCAAGGCTAAGCACGCAGTCCAAAAGCTAAACCTCGTGATGTTAACAGATGGTGCTGCTGCTTCAATGAGAACAACCTATAGGGATCGTCCAGAGAGCTTTACAAGAACAGACTATCGTAAATACAATATAGACTTTAATAACAAAGTCCAAGAAGTTGATAGAAAGCAGGTTACTAAGCACCTTGTGTCTGAATATAGTAAAATGGGTATTAACACAATTTGCTTCTATCTAACTGAAACAACCCGAGATATTAACGACGCTATATACCAGATGAATGATTTTGGTTATGTCGATTGGGACGTTGTTGATGAACAGCGTAAGCTTATTCGACAAGCCTATCGCACGGATAAGCTTAAGCTATATAAAAATATGTGCGGATACAATCAGTACTTCTTGCTTAAGGCTGGTAACAAGGACTTAGATACGTCTGTTGAAAGCCTTGAGATTGATCCAAATGCTTCAAAGGCTCAGATCAAAAAGGCCTTTTCGAAGTACTCCTCGTCCAAAAAGCTTAATCGCTCATTGGCTACTAAGTTTGCTCAAGCTATTGCCTAAAAGTTACGATCTGTGACGAAATAGGGGTTCTCAAAGGCCCCTAGGTATGGTATAATAGCACTATAAATTGATTAAGGGATACTATATTATGATGAATCAAACTGATCTACTGACTGCTATTTCTGCTACATATCCTGACCGCAACAGCCAAGAATTTACCCCTAAGGAAATACTTTCGGTTGCTCGTAAGCTAGGTATATCCGATGCTCAGGCCAAAAAGTTCACAGAATCTAATCCCAGAGTTCGCTGGGGCGTTTATAAACTAGAAGGCTTGGTCGTTCCATTCCAAAAGAAAGAAGATAAAATTATGGCATCAGTATCGTCAGTAATGAATGACGAAGTCTTTGTACCTCAAAAGGATCAATCCTTTGTATCTTGGGGTCACTTCAAAGACGTAGTTTCAGTTATTAAATCATCCATCTTCTATCCAATATACGTCACTGGCTTATCCGGTAATGGTAAGACTATGATGGTAGAACAAGCGTGCGCTAAGCTCAATCGCGAATACGTGCGCGTACAAATTACTCCAGAGACAGATGAAGACGACCTAATCGGTGGCTTTCGCTTGGTGAATGGTGAAACTGTGTTCAATAAAGGCCCAGTCATCAAAGCGATGGAGAAAGGAGCTATTCTCCTAATCGATGAAATAGATCGTGGGTCTAACAAGATCATGTGTCTTCAGGGAGTACTCGAGGGTAAGCCAGTCCTTATTAAAAAGACCGGCGAAGTCATTAATCCATCAAATGGCTTTAATGTGATAGCAACAGCAAACACGAAGGGTAAAGGCTCGGAAGATGGCAGATTCATTGCTGCTACAATAATCGACGAAGCCTTCCTGGAACGTTTCACTATTACCCTTGAGCAACCTTATCCCTCATCGAACGTAGAGCGTAAGATTATTATTAATCATATGCAAAAGTTTAACTGTCTCGATGAATCATTTGCTGACAACTTAACAGTTTGGTCAGAAACCATACGTAAGACCTTCGCTGATGGCGGTGTCGATGAAATTATCTCCACACGTCGTCTATGTCATATCGTCCAAAGCTACTCTATATTTGGCGATAAGCTGAAGGCAATCCAGCTTTGTGTATCTCGCTTCGATGAAGATACACGTGATGGATTCCTCGATCTCTACACAAAAGTAGATGCGGAGCCACAGTCCGAACAAAATAAATACATTAATGACTCTGACTGGCTCGTAGATGATTCTATTGACAATATTATTGATAACCTTTAAAAGGGATTTGTTATGAAAATGAAACCAAACGATCAAGGCGGTATTAAGTATGACGGGGAAAAGCCTGATTACTCTTTAGTCCCCTTTAAGTCTATGGACGAAGTTGTTAAGGTGTTAACCTATGGTGCTGCAAAGTACGATAGGTTTAACTGGGAGAAAGTCGAACCCCGTCGATACCAAGCAGCTGCACTGCGTCATATATCAGCTTACATGCAGGGAGAAAAAATAGACCCTGAATCTGGTATCAATCATCTTGCCCATGCAGTTTGTTCTCTCCTATTCTTAACTGACTTTGATCTTAAAGAATCCAGGGAAATTAACAAGGTGACAGTATCATATAATACCCCCTTTACTCCTGAAGAATATAACAGTATACAAGAAGAGAAAAATGCGGTATAATATACTACATACAACAAAAACGGGAAATCTAAATAATGAAACTAAGTGAAGAAACTCTAAGTACCCTTAAGAACTTTGCTAGCATTAATGCTAACATCGTAATGAACCCTGGCAACGTCGTTAAGACTATGTCAGAAAGCAAAACTATTATGGGACAAGCTACTATCGCTGAATCTATCCCTAATCAGTTTGGCATCTACGATCTAAACGAATTTCTGGGTGTTGTTAATATGTTCGATGATCCTGATCTCGAATTCGATCCCAATATGAAGTTTGTTAATGTTCGCGAAGGTAACAAATCTGTTAAATACTTCTTCTCAGATGCTTCTATTCTAACTACACCAACTAAAGATATTGTTATGCCACCCTGCGAAGTAAACTTTACGCTTACTTCTTCTGATATGGCTAACATCCGCAAGGCCTCGTCTGCTTTGGGTGTAACAGATCTGGTAGTCTCGATAAATCCTAACTCAGCACCGATGCTTATTGTTACGGACACCGAAGATGCTACCTCTAATACCTACGAAGTTGCACTAACAGAATACTCTGCAGCTGGCGTAGACTGTCGCTTTGTCTTTAATATCGGTAACTTCAAGTTCGTCAATGAAGACTATCAAGTATCGATATCGTCTAAGCTTTTATCTAACTTTAAGTCGTTAACTAGCTCTACCGAATATTGGGTAGCTCTAGAAAAGAAATCAACATTTGGAGGGTAATATGTCAGAACAAGAAGATGGTCTGTCTATCGACGACCTAATGAACGTGCTAAGAATTATTAACACATCAACAGAACGAGGTGCCTTTAAGGCAAACGAATTATCTTTTGTAGGGAATGTCTATGACAAGTTCACAGGATTTATTAAACAAGCGCAGGCAGCAGAATCAGCTCCTGAAACAAATGAAACTAGCGAGGGTAATGCAGATGGTAGTGAATAATCCAGCGGATCGTACAAAGATCCTTAATGCAATTAAAGAATGGTCTAACTCAGCAACACGAGCTGAAGCGGAAAAAGACTTACAAAAAAACATCGTAGGCGATCTTTCAGACGAAGTAGGTATTGATAAGAAGTTCCTAAATAAGCTTGCTACGATGTATCATAAGCAAACCTTTGCACAATTCCAAAGCGAAGTTGAGGAGATCGAAGAACTATATGAATCTGTTACTACCACAGCTTAACTCGTGACTGATGAAGAGATAGAAGATTTGATACTTCGGATGTTCGAAAGATATCCGAAGTGTCCAACCCCGGATCAGCAACCCCGGATTTTCTATTACCACTTGAAAATGTTTTTATATGGTGAAGGTTATTTCTAATCTGTTTACTTTTACCTTGTTATGTGATATAATATATCTTTATTATGGAGTTGTGAAATATGTCTACAGATTTTCTCTGGGTAGAAAAATACCGTCCTGCCAAAGTAGCAGACTGTGTCTTACCCCAATCGCTTAAAGAAACCTTCTCGACCTTAGTCTCTACTGGTAATCTGCCTAATATGCTATTCACCGGTACGGCTGGCGTCGGTAAGACTACAGTAGCTAAAGCCTTGTGCAAAGAGCTTGACCTTGACTACATTATTGTTAATGGATCAGAAGAAGGTAACATTGATACGCTACGAAACAAGATCAAGCACTTTGCTTCTACTGTTTCCTTACAAGGTGGGTACAAAGTAGTTATTCTCGACGAGGCAGACTACCTAAACCCACAATCTACGCAACCTGCTCTCCGTGGGTTCATCGAGGAATTCTCCAACAACTGCAGGTTTATCTTAACGTGTAACTTTAAGAATAGAATCATCGAACCTCTGCACTCACGATGCTCAGTCTACGAATTTGCTATTCCTAATGCAGAAAAGCCTGCTATTGCTGCTGGATTCTTCAAACGCGTTATGGATATCCTCGCATCAGAAGGTATCACCTTTGATCAAAAAGTAGTTGCTACCCTTGTAGAAAAGTACTTCCCTGACTTCCGTCGGGTATTAAACGAACTACAACGTTATTCCCTATCTGGCACCATTGATGCTGGCATCCTTGTTAACCTATCAGAGGATAACGTAAAGGTCTTGGTATCTCACCTAAAAGATAAAGACTTTAAGGGGATGCGTAAGTGGGTGGTGGACAACATCGATACCGAACCTGCTGCTATCTTCCGTAAGATATACGACAATATGCTTACCTACATTAAGCCCCAATCAGTTCCTAATACTGTTCTTATCCTGGCTGATTACCAATATAAAAACGCATTTGTAGCTGATCACGAGCTTAACATCGTAGCATGCATGGTAGAACTTATGGCCAATGTGGAGTTTGCGTAGTGAATCCGTTTGATTACCTAAACTCAATTAACTCTACTAAGAAAGACATCATGGAGGTAGAAAGCTCTTATAACCCCTACATGATTAATCGGGGTTTGTCTTACTTCAACGATACTGTGCTATACGCCAATGAAATGAACCGTTATCACCACCTTGATAATAAGCTTCAATATCATTTTCTTATAAATAGTATCAGACCAAGAAAAAGGTTTTCGAAGTGGTTGAAGAAGTCCGACCCGGACTCAGTAGATGTAGTTAAAGAATATTATGGCTATAGCAATGAAAAAGCCCGCCAGGTTCTTTTCCTACTGTCTGCCGCTCAAATTAATGAATTGAAGCAGAGGTTATACAAAGGTGGAAAATAATAACAATATTAGTGAAGTAGTAGATGACTGGACACCAGCATCGATGCTAGAAGTTACGCTAAATGAACCTGATGATTTTCTAAAGGTTCGCGAGACACTTACCCGAATTGGTGTTGCATCACGTAAAGATCGCAAATTGTATCAATCTTGTCATATACTTCATAAGCAAGGTCGATATTTTATTACGCACTTTAAGGAGTTATTTCTGCTTGATGCTAAGCCGTCTAACCTTACAGTAAACGATGTAGAGCGCCGTAATACGATTGCTACATTACTTTCTGATTGGGGATTAGTCTCTATAGTAAACCCTGCTAATCTACCTGTAGCCCCTCTTCGACAAATAAAGGTTATCTCTCATTCAGAGAAAAATAACTGGGAGCTTTGCCCTAAATATAATATCGGTAATAGCTAAAAAGAATTACACAATCGTGTATAAATAGGTAATGAGATGCGGAATGGTCCGGTCTCATTACAGTACTAACCTTGCTATAAAATAGGAGGTCATTAATATGACACTACAGCACTTTCCCTCTATGGGACCATCGTTCGTTGGATTCGAAAGGCTTCTCAACCAGCTAGAAAGATCCGCCAACTACAAAGACACCTATCCACCTCATAACTTAATTCGAAAGAATGAAAATGAATTCTCAATTGAACTAGCCGTAGCTGGCTTTAGTTTAAATGAGATTGATATTGAGGTAACAGAAGGTATTCTAACAGTTTCTTCTATTTCAGATAAGACTGTAAGCTCTTTGGACAATCAGCCTGAATATATCCATAAGGGTATATCCACAAAGCAATTCCGTCGAAGCTTTAATCTAGCTGAATATATAGAAGTAAAAGAAGCACGATATCTTAATGGTATTCTAACAATAGATCTTGCTAGAGAAATTCCTGAAGAGAAAAAGCCACGTAAGATTAGCATTGCTAACTACTTAGAACCAGAGGTAGAGGAACTAGCTCAAGAACTATTGACTGAAGACTAATATTATGGCTGTAGATCGAACCCGGTACGCTTTCCCTAATCCCGATACAAAGGTTGGTGCTCTTATCAAAAGACGCCGACTTAACATACTAATTCATTCGTCTATGTATTACTACCTAGATACAAGCATTATATCTGATGATCAATTTGACTCTTGGTGTTTTGAATTAGTGGATCTGCTCAAAAAGCACCCAGATGCTTATTCTGATAGATTCGATTATGCATTTAAGGATTGGGATGGAATGTCTGGGTTCGATTTACCCTTAAGAGATCCGTGGGTTCTTGAGAAAGCACAATACTTAATAAAACTAAATGAGAAATAAATTATGGATGTGAAAGTTATACGATTAATATCAGGTGAAGAAGTTATTTGCTTTGCTAAAGAAGTTGAGGGTGGTTGGTCTATTGAAAAACCAGGCATGCTTATACCCACTGAAAAAGGAGTAGGTATTATGGGAATGATGCCATATACTACTATTGAGGATGAGGTTACTTATATAAAAGAAGCTATGGTCGGATTTGTTACTAATCCTATTTCAGGGTTGGAAGAGCAATATCGCTCTATTAATGAAAAAACTACTATTATAGCTCCTGAGAAAAAGATTATTATATAGGGGGATATACTTGTTCTTAATAATGTGGTATAATAGACTATATTATCGAAATGGAGATACACTTTGAGTTTTTATACTTCAGTTGCACGGTACGGGAATTCTCTCCTGTACCGTGGCTATAATGATTCCGGACGTCGTGTCCAAAGAAAAGTAAAGTTTAAGCCTACTCTTTACATCCCATCAAACAAAGAATTAGGTTGGAAGTCTATAGACGGTCGCGATGTGGCTCCTATGACCTTTGACTCTATGCGTGATGCTAAAGAATTCTCAGAACGCTATAAAGATGTTTCCGACTTTAAAGTATACGGTACACAAAACTATATTCACCAATATATTACAGAATGCTTCCCCGACGAGTTAGTATTTAATCGTTCCTTTATAAACGTTTGCTCTATAGACATCGAGGTAGAGTCGGATGACGGCTTCCCTTACCCTGAAGATGCGTTAAAGCCAATTAATGCTATTTGTGTAAAGAATAATGTAGACAACATCTATCACGTCTGGGGCTTAGGCAAATACTCTGTTGCCAATTCAGAACATGGTGACAAGATTAAGATTAACTATACCGAATGTGCTTCAGAACGGGAACTACTTACTAACTACCTTAATTGGTGGTCTCGCGAAGAAAATTGCCCAGATGTAGTAACAGGCTGGAACTCTAGGCTATTGATATACC